TCTCGATGCAGAAGCCGTTGAACCACTCGATGCGGGTGCGGTGCTTCGGCTCGGACTGCAGCTCGCCCAGATCCTTGACCGACATCGGCGCGACTTGGATGCCGCAAATGTGGCCTTCCTTCAGCGACATGACGTAGATCGAGGAGGTGACAGCGGAGCCGCCGCCCGCGCCGGTCTCGGTGAAGGGCAGCAGGGCGGTGTCCGGGCCGGTCTCGTAGCCGACCAGGAAGGGCAGACCGTTGTAGGTCATGACCTCACGACCGAAGTCGTCCTTGGTCAGGTTCAGGTTGCCCGACAGGGTCTGGTTCCGCATCGTCGCGCCGAACTTGGTGCGAAGGGCGAAGGGCAGAAGGATGTGGGTCGGGTCGACCGTGTTGGCGATCGCCTCGTCCAGGGCGGCCAGCGAGAGGGCGGCACCGCCCGAGGCGTTCGAGTTGGCGATCAGGGCGCGGCCGGTCAGGCGACGCTGAAGGCCGTCGGGCGACTTGGGGTTGGTCGAGTTGTCGCCGGTGATCAGGGCAGAGGTGACCGCACGGGCCATCTGCTTGATCTTGCGGCTTTCCTCACGGGCGCGCCGGGAAGGGTCGAGCGCCAGCAGGTAGTTGTCGACGTCGGCCTCGCCACCGGCGATGAACACCTGCTCGACCTGCGGGTTCTCAACCGAGGTGTCGGGCGTATAGCTCTCGTTCACGCCGCGGTAGGCGATGCCCGGCAGGGTGGCCTCCAGCGTGTACTGGTAAGCGCCGCCGGTAGTTTTCCACGGCACGGCAGCCAGCAGGTCGGACGACTGAGCGTAAAGCTCAACGACCGCCTTTTCGACGCCGGGCTGCAGGCCCTTGGAGTATTCAACGAGATTTTGAGCAGTCATGTTGGTCGATTCCCCTTAGCCGGCCTGGCGGGCGCGGATGGCGGTGAGAAGTGCTTGGCCGGACAGGCCGTCGAGGTCTGAGTGCGGGGTGGCGGGCGGACCGGCCGAAATGGCCGAGCCGGTTAGTTTCGAGACGAGCGTTTCAAGTGCGATCACAGCGTCTGCGGAGCGCATCGACTGGCGAATGGCGTTGGCCCCCTCAGCGCCGACGGCGGCGACAAGAGAGGAGTGAATGGCGCCCGTGCGCTTGACGTGCTCGGCACCCAGCTTGGCCTGCTCGGCGGTGATGTGCGCCTGCTCGGCCTTCGCGGCCTCGACCTCCAGTTTGGTGAAAGCGGCCAGCAGCTTCTCGACGCCAGCCTGCGGAACGCCGCACTCGTGCAGCACAGGCAGGACGGCTTGCGCCAGAGGATCCGTCGGGTCGAACTGGACCGGCTTGCCGTCCAGGCCGACGATGTCTTCACCCAGCTTGAGCTGATACTTGTCAGCCGACTCGGGCACACCCTCGCGACGCGCGGCCTCAGCGGCCTCAAGCTCGGCGAGACGGGAGAAGGCTTCGGGCTTCACGCCTGCAGCATCGTCCCAGTAGGTGTCGGGCAGTCCGTCCGGGCGCGCGGGAGCGGCAGGAGCCTCCGGCGCAGCAGCCATGACAGAGGCTTCAGGCGCGGGGGCGGCCGGTTCGGCAGCTTCGGGAGCGGGTGTTTGGTCCGTCATAATTGGAACCGTGCGGTCGAGGGCGGTGAGCTTCAACGCACGGGGCTCATGGTGTTGGCGTGCCCTTGGCGATCAGCTTCTGGACAATCCGGCGCGCACCCTCGGCGTCACGCAGGGCCGCCTCGCTGCACCCCAGGGGCGTGGCGTCGCTGACCTCGTCCATCAGCCAGTCAAGGACGCGCTGGCCATCGGCACTGACCAGCATGTGCCGGCAGATCACGGACTCAATCGGCTCCTCTTGCGAGGCGATCGAGGCGGGCCGTGCGTTGGCCGCGCGGAGACGGTCGAACCTACGCGCCCCCGACATCTGGCATGCCTCCGCCTTGGGCCATCATCTGCGCGGCCTGCTCGGCCATGATCTGCTCGTCGGACTTCATGACGATGTGGCGTTCCTTCGCCGTGGCGATCAGGTTCTCCATCGTGGCCTTGGCATCGACCGGCACGCCGACCTGCATGGCCCCGCCAATGCTGGCGGCCATCGACAGCACCTGACCCGTGAGGTTCATGTCCTCAAGATCCTTGGCCTTGGACAGCGGGCTGATCGGCCGGCAGTTCACAACCCGTCCGCCCTTGAGCTTGACCTCGGGCAGCACGCCGCGCTTGGCGAGAATCCAAGCCACGCGCTCAATGATCGGCAGAACCCACTCGCGGACGCAGCGGTCGCGCGGCAGCTCCTTGCGGCGCGTGTTCCACGCCTTCTCGTCCATCCACTGACCCAGCGTCGGCGGGGTATCGCCGGGCTGCTCGGGGCGGTCCTGGTAGCAGGCGCGCTTGATGCCCTTGCGCATCTCGTCCGCGGCAAAAAACGAGGCGTCGAACCGCACGTCCGGCAGGAAGGCCTCGGGCGACTTCGAGCCGGGCGCGCGTGCAAAGCCCTTGCCGGGCTCCATGCCGCCGTCGAAGTTGGCGAGGCCATCCTCCTCGTAGGAGAACGCCGGGTCGATCGTGCGGCCCAGCCCCTTCAGGTTCAGATACGCAAGCTCATCCAGAACGCGAGCACGCGGCGTCGCCTTCTTGAACGGGCCGGGGCCCCACGCGGAATCGGCTTGCTGACGAAAGCGGCAGGTGATGATCGGGCAGGAGCCGGCGCCCTCATAGGTGAGGTTCACCCGCTCCTTGTCGTCGACGAAGATCCGGTAGCTCCACCGTTCAACGCCTGGCGTCGACCAGTCGCGGTCACAGCCCTCGACGATCCGTTGCTTCTTGTCCTTGCCGACACCGCTGAACGCCGGGAACTCTTTTCCCATCGACGCGCCCCAGAGCATGTTCTGCTCCGCCTGCGTCAGTTTCATTTCGCGCCACTTGCCGGTCACGGACCCGTCCGGGCCGCGCTCCATCAGCAGGTCGGGAATCTCGATCGGCTGGAAATGCAGCGGGTTCAGCGGGCCCATGTCCGACAGGGCGACCGCCATTGCCGACACGCCCCAGTAAGCGAAGCACTCCTGCGCGGCGTCCCAGTAGTTTGACCGCTCGATCTCGGCAAACACGGCGTCGCCGATCGCGGCCAGTTGCGGCGCGATCTCGCGCTTCTGGCCCTCCGACAGGTCGTCCGCCGGCTCGAACATCACCCACCGCTCGTGGCGCGGGGTGAAGGTCGAGATCATGTCCGACGCAAAATCCTCGGCGACGATCTCCAGCTCATTGTCGAACTGGTCGTCCTGCTCTTCAATGCGGAGCGAGGTGTCCGAACGCTCATTGCATCGGCGATAGGTCGGCAGCGCCAGGCGCAGCGTCTCGTCAATCCATGTGGCGTGACGCGCCTTGTCCTGCCTTGCTGCAGCGACGCGGGCGAGGATTTGCTTGGCAGTAGCCATCAGTACATAACCGAGAGGCTGCGGTCAGCGGAGCCAAAGCGCGAGCCGCCAGCGAAAGCAGTGCCAGACCCCGCGCCTGAACCGCCGGGCGAGCCGACGCCGGGGGTCATCGGGCCGCCCACGATCGGAACGGACCCGCCACCACCGCCGGGCAGCGAGCCAAAACGACGATTGCGCCGTCCGGTTGCCCCCAGCAGCCAGGCTTGGGTCTCCTCGGTGCGCGCGTTCTCAGCCCGACGCTCCTCACGCTCGCGCGCGGCTTTGGTGGCCGGGTCTTCTTCGGGGAGCGTGACCTTCGGAGTCCTCATGCCTGCCTGCTCTCGAACGCGGGTCGCGCACCTTGAGCAAGCAAATCGCGATAGAAGGCCTCCGGTCTCAACGCACGGGACCGTGCACCGACCAGATGAGCGACCGCCGGCGTGCACCAGAAACCCAAGCGAAGCCCCGGATCATCAGGCTCGCCGACTGGCTCGAACGCAAGGATGCGGCGATGGTCCGGCAGGGCCTCGGCCCATGCGTCCATCTGGCTGGGCGTCAGCATGCGGATCAGGGTGCGGCGGGTCGTGACGTCGTACAGCAGCCACGCGGCCTGGTCGGCGCAATAGCCGAACGCGGCGACATGGCGAAAGCCGGTGCGGCACAGGCCCGACCACCAATATCGCTGATCGCCGTCGTAGAAGGCGACATACCAATGGGGCGGCATGCCCGAGAGAGCGTCGTCGGCCTCGATCATCGGCGAGCGCGGAACAGCGGTGCGCGCGAGCCGCGGTCAAACACCCGCGCCTGCACCTTGGTCTGGACCGCGGCGACGTTGCGGCCGGCGCCGAACAGCAGGTTGCCGCCCTCGC